CCTGACACGCTTTCCGCGCAGGTTCCCATCGGTCGAGATGAGGTGAGGTCATGGGTCGTGGCCCCGCCCCGAAGGCCCAGCACTCGCGTCCCCGCGATACCGCCCGGCGCACCGCGCCGAATGCCATTCTCACCGGCGAGCCCACGCGTGGCCCTGACCTCCCCGATTCGATGACGTGGCCTGAGCAGACCCGCCATTGGTGGGAGACCTGGCGCACCAGCCCGCAGTCTCAGGTGATGTTGGCCACGGACTGGGACTTCTTGCTGGACACGGCCATCCTTCATGCCCGGTTCTGGACTGGCGAGTCGACCACTGTGGCCGCTGAGTTGCGGCTGCGGGTGGCGAAGTTCGGGGCGACGCCGGAGGACCGGGCGCGGCTGCGAATGCAGGTCGGCGAACCGGACAAGGTGAAGGCCGATCCGGGCAGCCAGTCGCCCTATTCGCACCTGAAGGCCGCGGTCTAGTGCCATGGCGTAGGCCTGAGTTCGACGGCGAGTTCCCGTCGCTGGGCTGGTCGGTGCTGGCGTGGTGGTTCGAGCACTTGCCGGCGCCGAACGACGAGGACAAGCCGTTCGTGCTCACCGACGAGCAGGCACGTCTCGTGCTCGAGTGGTACGGGCTGGACGAGCACGGCCGGTTCATCCACCGCCGCGGTGCCTCACGTCGGTCGAAGGGCTGGGGTAAATCGCCGCTGGAGGCCGCTAAGGCGATCGCCGAGCTCGCGGCACCGGTGCAGTTCGACGGTTGGGACGCCAACGGGGAGCCGGTGGGCCGGCCGTGGGGCCGGGCCGGTGGTCCGCCTGCGTGGGTGCAGATCGCGGCATGTTCCGAGGACCAGACCGAAAACACCTACGGCGCGCTGTACGAGTTCCTGAACGCCAACGACGGCAAGGCCGCCGACGAGCTCCGCATCGACTTGGGCCTGACCCGCTGCTATCTGCGGGATCGGCCGGGGAAGCTGGAGCCGGTGACCGCCGCGGCGGGTTCCCGTGAGGGTCAGCGGGTCACCTACGCGGTGTTGGACGAGACGCATTTGTGGACGCCGCGTAACGGCGGGGTGAAGCTGGCCCGGACGCTTCGCCGGAATGTGGCGAAGATGGGTGGCCGGTCGTACGAGACGACGAACTCCTACGTTCCGGGTGAGGACTCGGTCGCCGAGAGTACGCACGAGGCGGTTGAGAAGGGCCAGGCGGGGATCTTCTACGACGCCGTGGAGGCGCCGCAGGTGAAGCCCGACGACCCGGACGAGCGGATGCTTGAGGCGCTGCGGGTGGCCTACGGCGATGCGGTTTGGATCGACCTGGGCCGGTTGGTGAAGGAGATCCGGGACCCGGAGACGCTCTGGGAGGACTCGGAGCGGTACTACTTCAACCACAATTGCGATGACCGGCATAAGGCGGTCGACCGGCTCCGGTGGGATGAACTCACCGACGCGCTGGGCGCACCGCCGGCCGGGACCCGGATCGGGCTCGGGTTCGACGGATCTATCTCGGATGACTGCACGGCATTGGTCGGGACGTCGCTGGTGGACGGGAAGCCGTACCAGTTCGAGCTCGAGGTATGGGAGCGGCCCAAGAACGCGCCCCGCGGCTGGCGCATTCCACGGGCGGACGTGCAGGCGCGGGTCGCCGAGGTTTTCGCCTACTACGACGTGGGTCTGATGCTGTGCGATCCGGCGAAGTGGCAGACGGAGATCGAGGGTTGGATCGACGAGTTCAGCACCGAGGACGACCCCCGTGTGGTCATGTTCGACACGAACCTGCCGTCGAAGATGTCCCGTGCCTGTGACCGGTTTCTGACCGCATTGGCAGAGGGTGACTACTCCCATGACGGGTCGCCGACGTTGAGTGCGCACGTCCTGGCGATGCACAAGCGCAAAGTGCGGGTGCGTGACGAGGACGACGACGGACGGACCCGGTTCGTGTTCGTCAAGGGGCCGGACAGGGCGAAGATCGACGCCGGTGTCGGCGCGGTGCTGGCACTGGAGGCATTCGCCACGATGCCCGCGCTGATCGAACAGCCGTTCTTCGCGGCCCGACGCTAGGGGAGACGAATGTCCAACGTCCTCGACCGGGTCCCGGTCGAACGGATCACGGTCGAGGCGCGGCAGGTCGACGTCGGCCGGCTGGTGTTGACGGTGCTCGCGGCCGTCCTGTACGCGGTCGGCTGGTCGGCGGGGAAGGTGCTCGGCGCCGTGTGGCTGGCGTTGGCCTGGTCGGGAACCGCGGTGAGGCTCGGCTGGCAGGAGGCCCGCAAGCCGACGGGTGACCGACGTGGGCCTGCTTGAGCGGGTAGCCGAAGCTCGGCAGGTCGAGGGCCGGTTCTCGGCTGACACCTGGATCCAGGAGTACCTGCTCCCGGCGAACCAGTTCACCTACGGTGGGACGACCTACCCGTTCGGGCTGACCCAGACGCTGCTGGGGCAGCGGACCCGCGAGATCTCCCTGTCACTGCCGGGGTACATGGCGGCGTTGCGGACCTGCCCGCCGGCGTTCGCGTCGCAGATGGTGCGCGCGCTGGTACTTTCGCAGGCGCGGTTCATCTTCCGGAACACGCAGGCGTCGCCGACGCCGAAGCGGAAGTTCGGGCTGCGTGATCTGAGCATCCTCGAGCGGCCGTGGCCGAATGCCACCACCGGCGAGCTGCTGTCGCGGATGGAGTGGCACGCCGGGCTGGCGGGCAACGCCTACGTGGTCCGGCAGCCTCAGCGGCTGCGGGTGCTGCGCCCGGACTGGGTGGCGGTCGCGTACAAATCGGAGCGGGAGCCGGACGACCCGGCGCTCGCGTTGGACGCCGAGCTCGCCGGGTACGTCTATGTGAACGGCGGCTGGAACAGCGGCAACAAGCCGGAGAGCCTGCTGCCGGACGAGGTGGCGCACTGGTCGCCGCTGCCGGATCCAGAGAACGCCGGTATCGGCATGTCGTGGATCACCCCGGCGGTTCGGGAGATCCAGGGTGACCGGGCGGCCACCGAGCACAAGCTGAAGTTCTTCGAGAACGGGGCGACGCCGAACCTGGTCGTCAAAGGCATTCCGGCGACGACCAAGACCCAGTTCGACGAACTCGTCGACATGATGGAGTCGGACCACAAGGGTCTGGCCAACGCCTACAAGACGCTGTACCTGACCGCTGGTGCGGACGCCACGGTGGTCGGCTCCGACCTCAAGCAGTTGGACTTCAAGGCAACGCAGGGTGCGGGTGAGACCCGGATCGCGCTGCTGTCCCGGGTGCCGGCGGCGCTGCTGGGCATCTCCGACGGCCTGGCGGGCTCGTCGCTGAACCAGGGCAACTTCGGGATGGCCCGGCGGATGTTCGCCGACACGTGGGTGCATCCGACGTTGCAGGACGTGGCCGCGGCGCTGGCTCCACTGATAACGGTGCCTTCGGATGCCGAACTGTGGACCGACCATTCGGACATCCCGATCCTGCGTGAGGACGCCAAGGACGCCGCGGAGATTGAGCAGATCCGCGCGTCGACGATCGCGAACCTGGTGAGGGACGGGTTCACGGCGCAGTCGGCGATTGCGGCGGTGACTGGGCAGGACATGACGCTGCTGAAGCACACGGGGTTGGTGTCGGTGCAGTTGCAGGTGCCGGGGACGAAGTTTGAGCCGACTTCATCGTCGAACGGTGACCGGCCAGCACTGCCAGCGGGCAAGGAACCAGCATGAGCGATCAGAAAGCCACAACGACAGTGACGACCGTGCAGACGCTGGACGATCAGGGCAAGGTCATCTCGGAGACGAAGACCACCGTCGAGACGATCAAACCCGACCCCCCACCTTCTGTCGGGATGTACCTCTAATGGAGGAGCAGATGCGCTCGACCTTGGTCGGATCGTCACTGCATGAATACGACTTCGCAATGGCCCAGGCCGAACGGGCGGAACTGACCGCCAAGAGCATCAACGACCTGCCGGACTCGGCGTTCGCGTACATCGAGCCGGGCGGGTCGAAGGATGAGCAGGGCAAGACGGTGCCCAGGTCGAAGCGCCATTTTCCGATTCACGACGCCGCCCATGTCCGCAATGCGCTGGCCAGGGCGCCGCAGTCACCGTTTGGAGCGAAGGCCATGCCGAAGATCCGCGCCGCTGCGAAGAAGTTCGGCATCGACGTCGGCGGGTCGTCCCGCCCGGACGTGGCTGGCATGTGTGTGCGCGCCTTCGACTTCGAGCCCCGCTCCAACGGCGACGGCCGAACCCTCGAGGGCTACGCCGCGGTGTTCAACCAGACCGCCCGGATCCCCGCATTCGGCGGCGACTTCGACGAGAAGATCCTGCCCGGCGCTTTCAAGCGCAGCCTGGAGACGCGCACCCCGGTGCTGCAGTTCGAGCACGGCCGGGACCCCCGCGTCGGCGCGGTGCCGATCGGCTCCATCGAAGACATCCACGAAGACAACCAGGGCCTGTACGTGCGCGCCCAACTGTTCGACAACGCGACCGTGGAGCCGGTCCGGCAGGCCATCTCCAAAGAGGCCATCCGGGGCATGTCGTTCCGGTTCATGATCCCCGACGGCGGCGACACATGGACCCGCCGCAACGGCGACGTCGACCTGCGGGAGATCCGCGACAGCGACGTCCCCGAGTGCGGGCCTGTCGTGTTCCCCGCCTACGACCAGACGTCGGTGTCGGTGCGGTCGCTGCTCGCGCAGCTCGACCCGGCCGAACACCGAGCCCTTCTCCACGAGCTGGCAGCCGAACTCGGGCTCGCCGTGGACCTCTCAGACTTCACCGGGCGATCCGATGCGCGGAGCACGGATGGCGGTGATTCCGGCGGCGAGTCCAGCAGTGGCGAGTCGTCGACCGTTCCCACCCACCAGCAGCGCCTCGACCACGGGGCGCTGCAGATCCGAAGGATTCTCAGATGACAGTAGAGATTCTCGAGGAGCTCCGCGGCAAGGACGCCGGCGACCTCGCCGACGACGCGATGCCCGATGAGCTCCGCGGCAAGACCGCCGACGAACTGGTGCAGTTCGTCGAGGTCCTCGACGCACACCTGCGCTCCATCCACCAGGAGGAGAGCGGCGAACTCCGGGAGAAGACCCCGGAGGAGCAGAAGGCGTTCGACTACGGCCTCAAGCTCCGCGACAAGGCCCTCAGCCGGGTCGAGGAGCACCGCAACATCCAGTCGATCTTCTCGCGCAAGCCGAAGGCCGTGGAGCGGGCGCTGGCGAACATCAAGTACGGCGCCGACGACCCGTTCGCCGACGTCCGCCGGCTCACCCCCACGGAGACCCGCGAGATGGCGCTGCGCCGCCTCGACGACCGTTCGGCGACCGGGCACATGACCGCCGAGCAAAAGGACGAGGTGCAGCGGCAGATCCGCAAGGACTCCGACATCGCCCGCCGGATCCTGGTCACCGAGACCGAGGAGTACCGGAATGCGTGGATGAAGGTCGTCACGCAGCCCGATGCCAACTACCTCCTCGATGAGGACGAGCGGGACGCGCTGCGCCGGTACAACGAGTACCGCGCCATGGCCGAGGTGTCGACCACCACTGGTGGCTTCGGCATCCCGGTGTTCATCGACCCGAGCATCATCCTGACGGCGCAGGAGTCGGACAACCCGTTCCTGACGCTGGCCCGCCAGGTGACGGTCAACACGAACCAGTGGAAGGGCGTGTCGTCCGCTGGGGTGACGTGGGCGTTCCAGACTGAGGCTGCGGCGACAACCGACAACAGCCCCGTCCTGGCGCAGCCGAACGTCGTGGTCCACATGGCGCGTGGCCTGATTCCCTACTCGATCGAGATCGGGCAGGACTACCCCTCGTTCGCCGAGGAGATGGCCGCACTGTTGGCCGCTGGCTACGACGAGCTGCTGGTGGACAAGTTCACCCGCGGCTCCGGCACCGGCGAGCCGTTCGGTCTGCTCACCGCGCTGTCCGGCAACACCAACGTCCGGGTCCGCATCCAGACGTCGGGCACCACGTTCGGCGCGAACGACCCGTACGCGGTGTGGCAGGCGCTGCCGCAGAAGTACCGCCGCCGGGCGTCGTGGCTCATGGGCGTCGACGTCAACAACAAGATCCGCCAGATCGGCACGGCGAACGTGTTCCACGCGTTCACCGAGAACCTGAAGGCCGAGTGGCTGGCTCTGCTGTTCAACAAGGGCGTCTTCGAGTCGCCGTACATGCCGGACACCACCACCTCGACGGCGGCGGCGAACGGCTACGCGGTCGTCGGTGACTTCCAGAACTACGTCATCGCCCGCCGCGGCGGGATGTCGGTGGAGCAGGTGCCGCACATCTTCGACGTCACGTCGAACATGCCGACCGGCCAGCGCGCGTGGTTCGCCTACGCCCGCATCGGTGGGGACTCGGTCAACGACCTGGGCTTCCGTCTGCTCGTCAACACCTGACGTGGCGGCTGTGAAGACCTCGGACGTCCCGCATTTGAGGGAGAGCGACATGCCCGAACCGAAGAAGGCAGCCGAATCGGCGCCGGCCCCGGCCAAGCAGTTGGCCTCGGCCGGCGAGTCCGGCGATCCGTCTGTTCACCAGATCCTCGCGGAACTGGAGACAGCGCGGAGCAACGGCAACGACGAGGCCGTCAAGGCTCTGACCGACAAGCTGGCGGCCCTCGGCTACCAGTGACCGACGAGCGTGGCAGTCCCCGTCCCTCCCTGGAGCGGGGACTGCCACATATCCAGGGAGAGGAAGAACGCATGAAGGTCGTGTACGCCACCGTGACGGCTCCGGTGCAGTTGCCGTCGGGTGTCAACGGAACGGTGCAGAAGGGCTCGCACTGGCCCGCCGACGATCCGGTGGTCGCCGCACACCCGGAGTACTTCAGCACCGACGCCCGGTTCGGGCTGAACTACTCGGAGGAGCCCGAAGGCTACGACGCACCGGTCGAGACCGCCACGGCGGCACCGGGTGAGAAGCGGCATGTCCGTCGCAACTGAAACCCCGGCGGTACCCGACGCGCTTGAGACCGGGGACCGAGCACAGGCTGTCACCGTCGCCTATGTCCACCAGAACGAGGTCACCTACTCCTGGCACCACTCGATGATCGAGATGGTCGGCTGGGACCTGGTCAACCACGGCCGGATCATGGCCGGCGGATACATCGCCATGCGATGTGGCTCCGACGGACTGGTCGAAGCCCGCAACAAGGCGATCCGACACTTCCTCGCCGATCAGCCCGCCGACTGGCTGTTCTGGATCGACACCGACATGGGCTTCGAGCCGGACACCATTGACCGGCTGCTTGAGGCCGCCGACCCGGAGAAGCGCCCCATGGTGGGCGGGTTGTGCTTCTCGCTGCGGGAAACGGAGCCCGACGTGGCCGGTGGGTGGCGCACCGCCCCGACGCCGACCATCTTCGACTGGGCGAAGGTCAACGAGGAAATGGGGTTCGCGGTCCGCTGGGACTATCCGGCGAACACGCTCACCCAGTGCGCGGGCACCGGCTCGGCCTGCCTGCTGATCCACCGGTCGGTGCTGGAGGCGGTCGAGGAGAAGTACGGGCCGATCTGGTACAACCGCGTCCCCAACACCTCCACCGGGCAACTCATCTCCGAGGACCTGTCGTTCTGCCTGCGAGCGCAGGCGATCGGCACCCCGCTGTTCGTCCACACCGGCGTGCGGACGACACACATGAAGCCGTCGTGGGTGAGTGAGGACGACTACCGGCGGCAGCGCCTGTTCGACGCGCCCGCCGATGTCGTGATGCCGCCGCCAGCGACAGCCGAGACCGCGGTCATCGTGCCGGCGATGCGGTGGAAGAACGCGGAACGGTTCATGGCCTCGCTACGTGCGTCCACCGGGCTGGCCACGGCCTACGCAGTGGCTGATCGAGCGAGGATGGAAGGGCAGGCGGCCGAGGCTTGGCGGGCGGCAGGCGCCACGGTGATCGATGCCGATGCGCACACGTTCGCGGAGCGGATGAACGCCGGTTACCAGGCAACCAGCGAGCCGTGGCTGTTCGTCGTCGGTGACGACGTCCAGTTCCATCCGGGCTGGCTGGACCAGGCGCAGGCCCGCGCTGGGGACCAGTTCCACGTGGTCGGCACCAACGACCTCGGCAATCCGCGGGTGATGGCCGGTGGGCACGCCACACACATGCTGGTCCGCCGCTCCTACGTGGACGAGATCGGCGCGTCGTGGGATGGGCCGAAGGTCCTGGCCCATGAGGGCTATCGGCACTGGTTCGTTGACGACGAGATCGTCACTGCGGCGAAGCAGCGCGGCGTCTGGGTGATGGCGCTCGAGTCGGTGGTGGAGCACCTGCATCCACTGTTCGGCAAGGGCGAGCCGGACGACATCTACAAGATCGGCGAATCGCACGCGGCGCAGGACCGGGAGACCTTCGACCGGCGGCTGCGGGACAACCCCCATGCGGCATGAGCCGCCAATCCAGGGAGAAGGCAATGGTCGAGACTGTTCCACGTCGAATCAGCAGCACGCAGTTCCTTGAGGCGCTACTCGCCGCAGGCGTCGTCCGTGAAGGTGAGTACATCGCCCGGGTCGCGATCGTTGCGAACACAAACGACGTCGTCAGGGTGTACGTCGAACGTCACGGGGATGAGCGGCTGCTGCAAGTGATCCAGACCCTGGAGGGCGTCGAGATCAGTTCCACGCCTGCGCCCGACCTGCCCGATCCCGGCGAGTCAGAGCGCGAGGCGTCCGCCTGATGCGACGTGAGTCGTGCGGCGGCTGTGGCTCGCCGGACCTGCAGCAGTTCCTCGACCTGGGGTTGTCGCCGCTGGCCGACCGGTTCCCGGCGACGGCGGACGAGCCCGAGGACTGGTTTCCGCTGCAGGTGGCGGTGTGTACGTCCTGCTGGCTGGTGCAGCTGCTGGAGGTCGTTCCCGACGCGCTGCTGTTCGGCGAGGACTACGGGTTCTTCACCGGCACTTCGCCGTCGGCGGTGGCCTACTTCGGTGACTACGCGGATTGGTTGGCGCAGCGATTCGATCTGGGTGGGGGCCTAATCGTCGAGGTGGCCTGCAACGACGGGACGCTGCTCGCCGAACTCACTGCCCTGAATGCTCGCACGATAGGTGTAGAGCCAGCCTCTGGCCCCGCCGATGCGGCGCGTGAGCGCAACCTCGCAGTGGTCCAACGACCGTTCGGCATGGATACGGCACATCGGATCGTCGGCGAGTTCGGACACGCTGACTTGGTGGTGGCGAATAACGTCGCCGCACATGTCGCTGACCTAGACGATTTCTTCGGCGGGATCGCCGCACTGCTCGGCCCGAACGGCGCGGCGGTCGTCGAGGTGCAGTATCTGGCCGATCTGCTCGCCGGAAACCAGTTCGACCACGTCTACCACGAGCATCGCTACTTCTTCAGCATCGGTTCGCTGGCAGCGGTGATGTACCGGCACGGCCTGCGAATCGCTGATGTGACTCGTACTCCGGCGCAGGGCGGCTCAATCCGGGTCACGGCATCCCGCACAGCCGAGCTCGATTCGTGGCACGAACCAGGATCGCGGACGCTGTCGACCTATCTGGCGTTCCAGAGCCGGGTCGATGTCGTGTGCAGTCGCCTGTTCGACCTGGTCAACGAGGAGATCGCCGCCGGGCGGAAGGTCGCCGGCTATGCGGCGTCGGCGAA